CACCTAGAGTTCCAGCAACTCCCAGTCTTCCAGCTAGCTTGCCTCCTCCTTGCATTAAAAGTTTGTTCCGTGCGGCTTTCCCCCCGATGCCCTTTTTGCCACTCATAGCACCCGCTCTCTTGGCAGCGCTTAATTTTTTTAGATTTCCTTTACCAGCAATCAAATTCCCTGCAAAACCTCCCACTTTTCCTCCAGTAAGCATATTTAAAGTAGCAAATGCTGATAAAGCAATAAATGCCTTATTAGCACCATCAGCTAATTTAACTATAGCGTCTGCTCCCCTTTTTTCTTGCTCTGTTTTACGCTCTATTGATTTTATATTATTTTGCAATGCACTAAAGCTAGTCTTGTCAATCGCAGCTCTTTCTTTTAGTGATTGTATTCTTGATTCAGATTCGTCCTGAATCACATTGTCACTTTGCTCAACACTCGAAGTAAAAGTATTTAACGCTCCCTGTAATAAACCAATCCCCATAAAAAGTCCAATTCCAGCTCCACCTCCACTTCCAGACCCACTCCCGCTTTTACTTGTAGCGCCTTTAGCAAACTTCGGCATAAATCCTCCAGCAAAACCTTTTTTACCTGCTGTAAGTCTCCTCCTTGGTTGTATAGTAAATTTTTTATCATTAGCTAATTTTTTAGCAAAGCTAGCTACACTATTAGCTCCAGCGTTTTCTTTATAATCAAATATGTTTGCCGATTTAGGCGTGACCCCAAAAAGTTTTACTGTATCTGCTCTTTTTTCAGCAGAAACTCTTTTTATATCAAAATCTCCACCATCTACTTTTCTTGCTGGACTTATGCCAAGACCAACATTAACAGCAGCTTCAAAAGCAGCACCAACAGCCCCTCTTAACGCGCCCTTCCCCCCTCCTTGCCTTTGCAGCATTCTTCTTATTTCAGAAGGTTTTGGCTTGCCCAAAAGAGGACGCAATAATCCTGCATAATTTGCTGCACTTTTACTTATGCTATCTGTTACGTTTTTTCTTAATCTTTCATCTTGAGGATCAGCTGCTTGATCAACAGCTTTAGGAACTTTTGGCCCAAATACACCTAATTTTTTACCATACTCAAAGCCCATTGGCTTCCCCCTAAATTTAAATCTTCCGCGAGTTCCAGCAGGTATGCTTCCACTAAATCCAATGCTTGGCACAAGCATCGCAGAGTTTTGTGGGTTAACTACAGCCACATCTTCCATGTCTTGTCCTTTAAGAGATCTTTGTCTTCTTAAAGCAGCAGCTTTCGCATCTCTATCCGACTGTGCAGAACCTCTTCCTATGCCAGCGAATTTTTTAGTGCCCATAAAACCCTTCAAGGCAGAGCCGCTCATTTGACTAATTTGAGCAGGATTTTTTCCTAACATTCCCCCTATAGCATATCTAGGCAAATTTCCTCCTGCATACATAGGTATAACGGCAGAGTTCCCACCAGCAAAGTTGGGTATCTCCATCTCTGCGTTATTCATAACGAATCTTTGCCCGTTTATTCTGCCTTTTCCAAAATGAGCCTGAACATTAGGTGGCGCTCCAAGCATCCTAGCCGTTGCTTCTTCTTCTAAAAATCCTGTTGCAAAAGCCCTGCCTCTTCTACCTCTAGTAAAAACACCTGAAGCAGATACTCCACTAACCCCTCTTGAAGCAGCAGCTGCGGCCAAAGATCGCATTAAAGTAGCTTGAGTTTGCAGAAGAGCATTTTCTCTCTGTATAGCTTGTATAACAGCTTGTTCTTTTTGAGCTTGACTGGCTGTCGTGCTTGCGATCTGCTTCCTTAAGTTTCCATCTCTTTGCAAAAGCCCAACTATTCCAGTTTCAATATTTTTTATTCTTTCGCTTTGTGTTCCTATAGTGAACAAAGATTTAAGGCCATCTCCAGCAAACTTAGCTACTAATTTAAATATTTTAATAAAAGCTCCAGTAAATATAACAATAGCAGGACCACTTAAAAATGATCCTATAGTTTTAAATAAACCTTTTACAAATACATTTCCCTTCTCTGGATCTAGAGCAGAGTCTAAGGCTTCTGTGATCTTGCTGGCTATGCCGACTAAACCCTCAACAACAGGACCGAATGTTATGCTACCTATTTTTTCAGATAAGCTAGTAAGCCCTTGAACTAATGAATTTATTTGAGCCGAAATTGTTTTGTTTAGTGCCGCATTTTTTTCAAAAGCTTCATTCGTTGCATTTGCAGCAGTTTGAGCCGCACCTTTAAATATAGAGGTCTCACTACTTAAATCTTTTAAGGCAGCACTGACTACGTTAATTTGAAAAACCCCACCAGCTAGCTCTTTTATTTTAGATACAACAGTTGGATCTGATATTCCCTCTATGGCTTTTGAAAGAGCATTTAGCTTTTGAATTCCTGTCTGACTAGCATCAATCGCAACTCCTAATTCTTTTAATTCTTCAATTGTTGTTCCGCGCTGTAATCTTGTAAAAATTGATTTAAATGCGTTACCAATAACAGCACCACCTCTGGCCGTCTTCTGTTCAACAGCTGTAACAAGACCAAGCAATTGGTCAAAACTTACTCCCGCATCCTCTGCCGTAGATCCAGCCCGACTAAATGCCTCTGCCAAATCTTGAGCAGAGACAGCAAATGCTGTATCAACAGCAACTAATTTATTTACAATTTGATTAGCACTCAGTCCAGCGGAAGCAAATCCATTGATGGCAGCAGTTAAAGCTTTAACAGATTTTTCTGCATCTAATCCAGATATTCTTGTTAATACCAAAGACGCTTTTAATCTTTTAGCTGTTTCCTCTGCACTTAAACCCTGCCTAGCTAATTCAGCAGCACCATCAGCTACAGTCCCAAAAGCTTGACCAGTTTCCTTGGCTACTGCAAAAATAGAGTTTCTAAATTTGTTAAACTGAACATCAGTTGCTTGGAATATAGAGTTTATCTCTACCAGCTTTTTTTCTACCTCAATAGTGGTCGAAACTAATTTTTTAAATGATTGGGTGACACTGTTCAGAACAGCGGTTGTTGCTCCGAAAGCAAAAACACGCGCAGTAGAGGCGTCTAGAGATTTTTGAAACTCAGAAGCCTGTCCTGTAATTCTTCCTAGAGCTTGCTGAACCTGCTTTGTAGAGGCGTTTAAACTCTGTGGATTAAGACTTACATTTAAAGAAGCATTTAAACTAGTGGGCATATAGTGTATTTTACACCTATCAGCTTAAAAAGTCCTCTGCTTTCAGTTCGCCACCCCTAGCTTTTGCTTTTGCTTTTAAATCACTTACTCCATGACTAACTTTTGCATCATTATGCTCTTTTTCCTCATAATCAATCATTTTTACAGGGTCTCCATATATTTCATCTGGAATCCTAGTATTTTTCATCTTTTGAAATAATGCGTTGCTCAATATTAATAAATTTTTTTGAAAAGATGTAATTGTTGAAAAATTCTTACCTATCATTTTCATGCCCCCACTTTTTTCAGCAACAAATAAATCAAAAAACCCCCCGTGATAAGATGCATTTAGTATGCATTCTTTACTATTGAGTTCGTTGTATTTTTTAAACAATTGTATTGTAATCAAAACCTCATGATCTTCATCATATTCTTTTTTAGTCAAAGACTCGTTAGAATAAACAGAAGAATCAACCATTCTTTTTATTTTTTTTACTTCTGCTGCATGTTCCGCACTATATGAAGTTATTTTAGACCTATCTTCTTTTATGCTCTTGAGTTCATCTTCTTGATTTTTAATCTGCTGCAAAAAGAACTTTTTCTGATTTACATCTTGTATTTTAGATAAAGCACTATTGGATTTTTTTAAAGTCCAACTCAAAGACTTTAATTTCTCTTCTTTGTTTATTGACCAAAATCCTTTTTTTATAGCATGGTCAATTAATTCTTTCTCTGATTTAATTCCAGAATTAATAGATTTTTTTATATCTATCTCAGAAAGATACTCTAATTCAAGCATCCTAACAACTGTAAAATGCTCAAAATAATAGTTTTTATCTTTACATTCTAGGATGCTTTTTCCTTCTATTATTTCAAATAGATTTCTTGAGTGACTAAGATCATTGGCCTTCATCTAAAGACTTTTCGTTATCTACATCAAATAAATCTTTCATAGCTTTATCAATAGATTCCTGATCAGTCCCTAGTTTATTATAGTATATGCTAGCGACCTTAATTAATGTATCAAAACAGTCTTCATACAATTTTTGAGACCTAACAAAAATTGCATCTTCAAGCTGATCGTCAGAAGGGTCTTGCAGACTTATCATATACCTTCTTTTTTGCTCGTAGGAGTCTCCTTCAAATATAGGGAATAATTCTTTTTTTTCATTCAAGGTTTGCTCAAAAAAAGAAAAGTTAAGAACAATCCACTCTATTACTTTAACTTCTGCTTTTGCATCTGCTGTTTGACTAAACTGTGCCCTCATGTTAGTCTCATAATCATGTATAGCAGTCTTTGTAGCAGCGAATATTGCTTTTGCCTCTTTTAGTTGCTCTTCTTGTGCTTCGGTTAAATCTTTAGCTCCTGCAAAAAACTCTATGGTTCTAGAAGCCTCGATATTATCCATAACAGTTTGTTCCATGC